GGCTCGTGTACTTGCTAGTAGAGAATGCAGGGTGTACGTCTAAAACGTTCCTTTGCATTTCCGAATTACCCTCAATGTACGGCACAGGTTGACCTACATATTCCGCGAAGTAGCGGAGTAACATAGACCAACCGTCTATACATTTATTATTAGAGGGCGCCCTAGTGTCCCACACCCAAAACTGCCTCTTTTGGAGGCCGTGATGAATGCGGGTTTTACTAGGTCGGTCGGACTCAAGTACTTCGTTAAGGCTCGGGCATGCGAGATGCATGTCCTTACCCGGAATACGCCCATAAATTTGGCGTAGACACCCTACAATAAACTCGTAGGTATTGAAGCACCGTTTATCGTAAAATGAATTCGCGTAAGCGATCCAACTACAATAAACGCTAGGCGACGGATCTGATGACCAGACTGTCCGCAAGCGGACAGGAGTGACGTTGACACCTTGGAAGGCGTCCATGCCACACGACTCCCTAAAGAGTCCACTGATGCAACTCTTATCACGGTTTACCTTTAAACCAAATGATTCCAGTTGTTCGATAGCGTTCACGGCGTGTGCCGTGGGGACTATCACATCATCTCCGTACACATATATACGCTCTCGCGTATACCCGTCAGGTGACCCTGCAGTCAGGATTGCCCATATAGTCAGCGCTAGGATAGGGAAGCATAAACAGCTTCCCATCGGAGCGAACTTGTTGAGCGGAATAATCCTTCCATCAGGAAGCACCGTCGATGAACTTCTGCATGCCTCTAAACACGTGTAAATGTGTTCTGGGAACAGCAGACGAACTAGACCAAGACTTACTCGATCTGAGGCCTCATTGAGGTCCAGGGTAGAGTACCTTCCATCTATGCTACTTAGTAAGGCAGCATTTCTGTTAGGCTCCTGATCTGTGAAACGTACATTCTCTCGGGTGAGAGGATGACTTTCCACATGTTTAACAATGGCCCGTCCTAAGCCTTGTTGTATCCATTGAAAATCAACGGGTTCACAAGAGATTAGGCGAGGGCCTCGAGAATCCTTCGGCACGAGAATTACCCGTGCAGGAAGATCTTCTTCACCAAGCTTTACAATTTGCTTGGCTCTATCACAAACGTGACCTAGAGATGCGAAAAAGTATGCATCAAGAGGGTAGACGTTCGTAATCTTTGCCGCGATATTAGTCCACAAGTACTTAGACCAGAGTTTTTGCTTGGTAGCAACAACGCCTGGCCCGTGCCTGGGATAAATATCCATCGGATCAAAGAAAGCAAAGACATTACTGAGTAATATCCTTGCCTCGCGTACTACTTCGGCCGGAGTCTTATTGAGTTTATCAATTTGACGGCGAACGGAGTAACTACGGTTAACAGCTTCCTCATATCTTTCGAGATGAGGGGCTGCTTGTTTAATGTCGATCTCGGTTTTCTCAAACCTTTCGACAACTTCATGTTCTTGTTCATCGGTATAGGGCAATTTAAGCTTATAAAACAGAAAGCAAAATTGCCTGATTACTCTGACGGAACTTACACACGGTATCGGAAGAACAGTCCCATCTTGTTTCAGGACTCTACTAAAAAACTCACCCATTAGTTTGGGAAGTTTACTGCCGTCTAGGGGTTTAAATCCTAGAAATGCAGCGTTTAGAGGAGCGACCTGTGCAAGAGCCTTGTCAAAGGCCTTGCCAAGACGGGGCAAGGTTTTCGTGAGAAAACCTATACCTTCCGAGTGAACTCTGTTACTTACTTTGTTAATCGTAAGTCGCATTGTTCGAATGTTGAACACATCCCCATGTAACGTTTGAACGTCATGGAGATATGCAGCGATGAGTTTACTATCATCTAGGCTCTTATTGGGTCCCATAGGGGTGCCCTCCTAGAGCATGCATACGCTCCACGATCCGTTTTAAACGAACATAACTGAGGAGTAACGTAATACAATGAGTACCACGAAACCATCTACACGAGAAAAGCTGCTACCAAAAACGAAGCCTGCCTTGCGGCAGGTCGACGTCCTGATAGCAACCAACTCGGTAGACGACACAATCCGACTAGCGGACCCCTACGAAACTAATCAAGACGTAACACTAGTATCTATAGTTGTACGAAACAACAAGATATCGGTGATACGTAAGATCGATTCCGCGGGGAATAATATCAATGGCGTTTTTGCCATCGTATAACTAGTCAAGTTTCACTTCTTAGGTTGGCACAAAAGCCTACCTTTTACGGAACCACGTCGCGAGACGTTGGGTTCGTATACATCTCCGGAGTCCGGAGGTAAGAAAAGAAACTCTGATCAGTTCCACAGCTATGAATCCAAACTCAGAGCCGTCACCCAGCTATACCAATGCTAACCCAGTACTTACTAGATTCTTGAAAGAATCCGGTGAGTTACTGGTGCTATTGAGACAGCTGAGGACGCTCCAAGAAGGACTGAATGATCCCATGAACGGTACCTTACAGGTCACCGTTCAGAAGGGTCGCAGCTCCGTTACCGGTACCATCGTAGAGAATCGTCGTCGTCGCGCCTAGGGAGGCGCAAAACGATAGAAGATTCGCGATGATGTTGGTAGGTTCGGCGTTTGTGGTCAAGGCTCCCACAGGGGAGTCCAAAACCATATAAACCGAAACCCGCACCTTCGATACATTATCGACGAGCGAGATGACATCCTTGTCAACCCGCACAACCGATCTGCGTCGAAGTAGCATCCCCACTCCAGACTCTTGGTGTTTGACCGAGAGCCGGTGTTGGAGATAGGGAGTTTCTGTAATCAACTTGAATACAGTTTCCCTCCCAGGGCCGCTCGACAAGCGGCTGAACTCCTGTTCAGCCCCTGCCGAATTCTTGACTTCGTTCGTGTTTAGCGTATTTGCTAGCATGCTTATGTTGAGTTAAAGTAGCTTTTGGCTACTTATGTCTGTGGAACCTTCGTTGGCTTACTACCAACGCTGCTCCTAGGGTGAACTCCGAAGAGTTCAACCCGCTCAGTGTTACTGAGCTACTTAACGGTAGTCCGACAGAACGGCGGTAAGCCGAACTGACGACTACTGGTAAGGGTATCACCGACCTTTTCGGGTTAGGTCCGCGAGAGGTTAATTCGCTATCCAGCACCTGCCGGGTAACGATTATCCTTCGCTCCCTCCGAACAGACCAGAGGTACCCATGTATGTTTATCTGCGGTTCGAATTGACGAACTTTGAACTGATCGAGCAATCGGCCTACGCCGACCACCCAATCAATTACAAATGACCATGGCAAGGCATCCCACAGGATCTTTGGGTTATAATTTACACCCAAACTATCAAGGAGCGCCAGGGCTTGTGCGTGCACAAGCTGGTAATCGGTATAATTGTAATTATACCGAATTTCGGCATGGAACTTAGAAGGGCTATAAGTAGCGGAACGTATGTACTTCACGGAAGAAGTTGGGCCAACTAAATTGGCTGCTGCAAGCTTTGCAGTCAGTTGATTCGTTGAATTCCAATTTGCAATCGTGGATACAAGATCAGGATACTCATTCCAGTTAAACGCAAAGTGCATTTGCTGGACCCTCCCCGCTCGCGTAATGAGATCGTTTAGACGACGCTCAAGGCGAGTTAAACTGGCATGGATGCCAGTTATGTCAGATAGGACAGGACGGATATTGAACTTCCATTGGAGGAAGGCATCCGAACCTGTCCCGGCCCAATTACGAACAGTGGTTTTGCCGTGCCTCCAAAGGTCACGAGCAAAGAGCCGCATTTTCGTAAGAGTTTGTGCCAACGAAGGCCAGTCTTTCAACTCATAAACAGAGTTCATAAGACTTATGTTAGACTTGATAAGAGGCAACATCACATTGAGTGATTGTTGCTTCAACGAATCTAACGATGCAGGCAGGGGAATAAAACTCCCACTTGCGTCCTTCGAGTACAATAATGCCAAGTCTGGATTTTTGTCCAGCATTGACAGTGAGCCGAAACGTGTATTCTCCCAATACAAGTACAACGGGTGCCGGACGACCGCTTCATATGGAAGGCTTGCAAAGCCTGCATAGTAAGCGACGGACGGTACGGCATACATCATTGGATCCCCTAACACACTTGTTTTAAAGTGTTGGAAGGATTTCCAAGTCCTATGACTACCAGCGGAATTTGGCGTGATCTCTTCGTAGGCCTCTTCGAGAGGCGGAACGATATAGTCCACGTCAACCCAATCTGGATGTTGCGGTGCAGGGGGCGGTGAATCGACAAAGGCTTTCCAAAACCTTGTCGGGATCACGGCTCCCTCGCGGTACTTCGTGCGTGAATACGTTTCTAACATACATGTGGATGTTGATATAAAGTTCAACTTCAGGGTGGCGCCCAACAGGGGCGCC